TCCGGACTGTTTCCAGTCTGGACAAGTGATGAAGTCTGATCGCTCAGAATTCCACTGTATGGCTTAGAAAGCCGGCATCTTCAGCTTGAAGGTTATCCTGATTGGGCATTATGGATGCTAGTCAGGGTTTGATAGATAGTTGGAGAAACAGTGTGAAAACTGTCTCCGCAGCATTGTTACTGCTTTTGAACTATCATCCTGGGCTCCGCTGTATGTGTTGCTTGCAAACTTCTCAACGAATGCATACCCTCAAGGTAGGCTACTCGAGAAGTACCTATTGTGATGATGATATATTACAATCATCACTCTAGAGAACCGACATGCACCGGAAGTCGCACACCCACCAGGTACTAGGCCTGGATAGTTTCAACCTTCTACTAAGAAGGGAAAGCAGAGTGGCACTCTATTGAGCATACGGTGGGTTTCTCGTGTATATGACTAACACATAAAGTCTATTACGCACTAGCGAGAGGTGAGATCCTCGTTAAGGAAATCCTCCGCAAAATGGTTCAACCTTGCAGTGTAACGCATAGACCTACCCGCAAGGGAGCTAGGAAAGAGAAGTAGCGATACAGGGGCTTTCGGGCGCCGACCTAGAACTCAGGTTCTGGTGGGCCATATGGGGTCATGAGTACATGAAATATGGTCACTATCGTGAAAATCTACTTGTGTAGAATGTTTGGTGTGGACCGTTGTGGAGGGGGGCGTTAAGCCCTCCGTTTTGTTGCATAGAGCAACCACAAGGCACAACCCCTCCCTTAACAGGGTGCCTGCGGCTCCTGCGCCCTTATTGGGGGTGTAGGAAAACCGAAGGATACTTTGGGTTTCGTGTGATAGAGAGCCTAAGATAGTCTCAAAGGTCCCAATGGTAACAAAGGGTGGGAGGGTAATACTTCTCATTTGTATTCGCAAGGAATCCTGTTATGGTTGTTATATTAAATATTTATAGTATTATATAATTTATCATAATGAAGCAACTCTTTTCTCCTTTACAGTTGAAAAGTGCTTTAGGTATTTGGCAATCTGGTGTAAAATCCAGTAGACGTTTAGTTGGGCTGCTCGTGAGAGCAGCTCCGCTACTCGTGGGTAGTAATTCCTTGGGTTGGGTAAAGGCATGCTTTGTATTTTCTAGATTTGTTATAGAAGTGAGAAAGTCTCAGGGAGATCGTGGTTTAGCTATTTATCTGAAAACTTGTAACGTGGTTTTACTACGTTACTTGGGTGAAGAGAAGAGAGTTCAGCCACGCCTCGTTGGGGCGGCAGTTTCTCAAACGAATTCTGGTATCCCCAGAGTGATTCCTGGTAATCACCGTATACGCATCCGTCAGGGCGATCGAGGAGTGATTCGCCTATGGTTGGGATTCTTTACTTTGTATCGAATACTCAATTTCAAGGGTAAGATGAGCTTCAAGACTGTCACTGATCCGGGAGTTGTTATACCCGATCGTTTTATGAAGGCTTGGGATTCACATGTCGTGTGGTTCCAGGCTGAATTAGCTCATTTCGGGGCTAGCCCTCTTCGAAGTGTTTTGGTTACGAGTCGTCCTGCCAAAACGGGCATACGATCCTTCGCCCAAGTGAGAAATCACGAAGGTTCGGGAAAGTGGTGTCCGCCAGGTGGGGTGATTCGCAAGGAGATACTAGGATACACGGTACGATGTATCGCCTTGATGACTTCTAGTCCTAACTCCCAACGGGAGGTCTTGGACAAAGCTAAGGAAAAGAACCTTAAGAGCAACCAGGGATCGACGGTCTCTGTAATAAATATCATTAATGATGCGGCTTCTTGGCTCACAAGGCCAAGATTGTTTGCGTCATTGGTGACGTTGCTTATTATCACTAGATCCTCAGTACTCCTTTTTGCACCAATATGGGAAGCTGGTCTTGCCTATCTGTCCGATGTTTCGGATGGAAAAGCAGATCATTCCCGGATAATGGACAAGAGGGATTGGAAAGCGGCTAGTGGTAAGCTTGGTAAACTAGCTTTAGTTGAGGAGCCCGGGAAACTAAGAGTTGTTGCTATGGTCGATTGTATCACTCAGTGGGTACTATATCCATTGCATCGTTATATCTTTGATACGCTTTTGAAGGCGATTCCGCAAGATGGATTATTTGATCAGCTCGCCCCCGTGCGGGCTCTCATTGATTCGTTAATCCGGTTGAACCGGAAAGAGTGTTTTTCATATGATTTAAGCGCTGCAACGGATCGTATCCCTGTTATGTTGCAGGAGAAGTTACTAGCGGTTTTCGTGTCTGAGGAGTTTGCGTATCATTGGAGAAAACTATTGTGCGATCGAGCCTATTTTCTTCCGAACCTTTATGTGAAAACATTTGGAACGGCAGTTAGAGTGGTACGATACGCCGTTGGACAACCGATGGGAGCGTATTCTTCTTGGGCAATGTTAGCGTTAGTGCACCATGCCATCCTTCAGTTAGCTGCTAGGAGAGCAGGGCATACGCGTTGGTTCACGCTCTATGCGATTCTGGGGGACGATATCGTGATTGGAGATCGCGGTGTCGCTCTCGAGTATACACGTATTATGAGTGATATTGGCGTAAAAATTGGGTTTAATAAATCCATAGTTTCGAAAAACCTTTCCCTTGAGTTCGCCAAACGTTTCTTCTATAAGGGTTCGGAGGTAACTCCGCTCCCTTTAGTTGGAATTGCTTGTGCGTGGCTTGGGGTGACTGGGGTCCCAGAGGTCCTAAAAGCCTCGAAGGATCGGACGGGACGCTTGCCGTCAATGTTTACAATTATGCGTAGTATGGGGTTGGGCTTTAGAGTAAGTTGCTCAGCGGCAACCAGCCGTTTAGTTGACTTATCTCGAAGAGCTCGCTCGATCGTACTGTTGCTCACTCGACCTGGTGTCAGTGAATGGTCCACCCGAAATGTGTGGGATTGGTATAAGTTAGACCGTCTGACGAGTATCCGTCCTACGCACCCTTCGTGGGGTGACCCTGTTCTTTCTTCCATTGTATCACGCGTTCGTTCTGTTAATCTTCCCAAGATTCGTATCTCTTTGTTCAACGCCTTTAAGACGTTTCACTTAGATCGTACTTATGGAGGGACTATTGATGGGCTTGCGCGTTGGTTCATGGACGAGGTCCAAGAGTCATACCAGGGTCCCATGGTACAAAGCATTAAGGAGTTTGATGCTATCAGAGATAGAGTTATCACTGATGCACCAATGGGTGAAATGGGGGACGGAGAGGAAGTTTTTTTACTCTCTATGTTCCAGTCTTTAGAGACTATCGAAACTTTAGTCGCACGCTTACCGTCTAAAGTACAAGTGGTTCGTTCCATGACTGCAATGCAGAAAATGGTTCGGCCGCGAGTGCCTAAAACGTTAAGAATGTGGAAAAAGATTAATAGAGTCCTGGAGGCGCCGAGTCCGGCGATAAAGGTTAACAAACCGGCATCTCAAGTAGTGGTTCCCCTGACTGATTGGCGTAAAGACCGATCAAATCAGGATATCATTCTTGATCTGCACGCGCAGCTTATGGCTGCAGGATAAGGCCGTTCATCTAGAATCCATAGATAGGTTCCTTTGAAAAGAACTTTATCGACACGATTACTGCCTAAAACACCCTCTAGTCCCTGAGACTCACAGTTCCAATAGTGATATCGTTGACTATGGTAACAAGTATTTGAGAGCATCTTCAGCTTACGTGTCCGGAAAACCCGAT